AATTGATAATAGACCGTTACATTGTTTTTTTGCCCTATTCTGAAGCATCTATCTTCCGCTTGTTCATTATTACCAGGAACCCAACTAAATGAATTAAATATAACATATGTGGCTTCTGTGAGGGTGATACCAACACCAGCTGACTTTATATTACCAATAAAGACCTTTATATTATCATTTTGTTGAAAACCATCGACTGAACGTTGCTTTTCTTTATCATTCATTTCACCATAATGAATAACACATTTATTACCAAAGTATTTATCAAATTCCATTAATTCATCAGTAAAGTTTGTGAATATTATAACCTTATTACCTTGTTCAATAATATTTTCAGCCATATCTATGGTTAATGGTATCGCTTCCATTGCAACAAATTTTCTTAATAATCCAAGTTCAACCATATCTTTTGATGGGGTGCCTCGTTTCTTTTGTTTTGCCCTTTCTTCAAGATACTCTTCCCATATGTTTCCATAATTCTTTCTTTGTTTTTTATTTAAATTATGGTAAGTTGGACATATATTTTTTTCTGGCATATCACCAATATCGGTCTTAAGCCTTCTTAAGTATAAATTCTTAGTTTTTAGTGCAAGTTCGTCTAAGTTAGATGCACCATTTGTTAACCAAATTTTCTTCTTTCTACCATTTTTAAGTGTTGTTGTGATTTGTCTACCTTCGCAATATCTTTGAACATAAAATTTCCAATTATCAGCCAGTGGTGATTTTATCAACTTTAATAAGTTATAAAAATCCATTGGTCTATTTGCTACTGGTGTGCCACTTAAAAGCCAAACTTTTTCAATACCATAACTTGTACAGATATCTTTCATTATACTACCTCTTATGCTGTTTGGGTTTTTAAGATAGTGAGCCTCATCTATTATACATAAATCAAAGTTTGAGTTAATAATATGTTGATTATCCCAACATAAATCATCTTCTGAAAAGTTTTTACCTGGGATTTCATGAAAGTTTTTTAACAAATCATAGTTAATTATTGTAAATTTAGCTTGTTCCCATCTTTTTCCATCGATTATTTTTGTATCATAGCATCGTAAGTAGTGTATTTCCCTTTCCCAATTTATCTTTACAGAGGATGGACATACAATAAGAATCCTTTCTACACCAGACTCTAAAGCGGCAATAATGGATTGGTATGTGTTATGGGTAACAATACCATGTTTTAAAGTAAATAAAGAATCTTCAGCATCCACCTTAATACATATAGATTTATCCATACCTAAATATTTAATATCCTTTATATATCTACCAACTTTATATTTTTGTGGTGGGTTATATTCATCAGATTTTCTTTTAAGTCTAAATGGGTTCATCCCTTCTGGTAGTTTAATATTTAATCGATAGGCTACCTTACACTCAACCCTTGTACCATCTTCTTTTTTATAAGAACCAACCTTAGATTTCTTTCTTACAATACCACCCAATGAATGAACTATTTCAGCAACATCATCAGCAAGTTGTTCAGACACTGAACAATATTCAGTACCCAAAAATACACCCTTATCAGACTTCATACAATGACCATCACTATCCATAAGCCCTTGTAAAATGGCAACTCTATCTTCAACACTAGAATACTTATACATATCTGGTATAAATTTAGTGTGTGATAATTTTCCATTTAAACCTAGTGTTTTTATTTCTTCCTTTAGAATGTTTATAGAATTACACCTTTTATTTTGTTGTGGTGTAATTTCATTTATAATTTGATTTTTAAATATTTCATCAAAATCATCTTTATGTAACTCTATTTTAATATTACCAACTTCATTAATATAACCATCACCAAGTGAAACACCTAATAAATAAGGTTCTATTGGTAATTCATAATCATTTTCAAATTGTATGGGCTTAACAATTGGTATTTGCCATTTATTTTGGCCATTAGATTGTTTATAATAAGTTTTAAATTTATACGGTCTTTTTTCATTCCATCCAGTACCAATTTGTTCTAACTCTAAATCCTTATCAAGCATTTGTTCAACAGTTAGATTAGTATATCTAACCACCCTGTTTTTATTGTTAACACTACCATTGTTAGATGTTACTGTCCACATATGGTCATCTGTACATTCTACTGAATAACCATCATTGAACTTAATTTTATACATTTTTTTCAATTCTTTTTGTGGGTAAACTCCAATGACTTTAGTTTTTAACCCATTAGAACCAATTACGTAGTCACCTACATTTAAATCACTTATCACTTTTAATCCATTAGGTGTGTACACTGACTCATTAATACTCAAACATTTTCCTAAACCCATATCGTCAGCTAATAAGCAACCATTTCTTGATAGGAGAAACTTTACACCTTCCTTTTGGTGTTCATATAGTGTTCTACCTATAGTACCATCACTGAGTTCAAATGTATCTAATTTCTGATATTTTTCAAAATCAACATCAACTTCTATTTCTTCATAATATGGGTCATCAAGCAATTGTGTTTTTGGTATGAAGTACATTTCACATTTTTCTTGGTTTCTTTTTAGTTTTCCATAGACATGAAAAGCCTTATCGGTTTCACCAATAACGTATTCTATTAAAATTTTTGCTGGAACAAATGAAATGTTTTGACTTGTCTTAAACTCATTACCAAGATATTCAGTAATACCAACTATTTTATTTACATACTTTGGTTCAAAATTATGGTTATTAAGTATGTAATTGGTTTGGTTTTGAGTTAGTGTTATTTTTTTATTTTTAGTTAATCGATGCTTAAATTTTTTTATGTAGGGGTTTTTGCCTTCATAATTTTCAAGTATCTCTATAACACCCTTATCTTTTATGTCATCCAAATTAATCAAATTATTAATAAATTAAAAAAAAATATTATATAACAAATATACACATAAATTGACAAAAAATCACTAATTCAACAACAATTTAAATATTTCAAATATTTATTAAAAAAATATTATGTCCAACAATCGTATACCAATAAATAGAATAAATAAATTTTTTTCTCAAGAAGATTTTCAACTGGAGCAATCCATGTCCCGTGAATCCGTTGAGGGTGATGGGAACTTTGTTATTGTATTGTATAGGGTTGATAGAACAATGACATCATCTGATGATATTTATAATGAGGCTGGTAAGGATGAGATTAGGTTTTTCCCACCAGTTGAGTTAAGGGTTGTCCCTATTCTTGCTGAGGCCGAAAATAAAACATATAACAGTGGACCTGGGTCACTTAGATACTTACAAGATGGTCAATTCACATTTGCTATTTATGATGAGCAATTAAGTGAATTAGATGTTGATTTAAGTTATGGTGATTATGTGGGGTATGCTGTTAGTGAAACAGATGTTAGATATTATTCGGTAGTAAATGACGGGGTTAAAAATTACGATAATAAACATACAATAATGGGGTATAAGGGTATATATAGGACAGTAGTATGTGCACCAGTAGATGAAAATGAGTTCCGTGGATATTAAAAAATATAATTATGGTTAACGAAGAAATAAACAATAAAATATAATTATTATGGCACTCCCACACGGTTTTAGAAAAAATATAAAAATAATAAAGGATAAGGTTGGGGTTGAAAGAAGGCAAGAAATTCTTGATGATATTGAGAAGAATGGAACTTACCTACCCAGAGGTGTTATGTATGAAGATATGGACAAATCATTTATTGAATTTGTTGAAAAAGACCTAGAGATTGTGGTAGATGGTGAAAAAGTCCCCGTTATATTTTTAACACTTCAAAGATGGTCTGAATTTAGCAAAACATGGCAACATGCTGATAAATATAAAAATATAAAGATGCCTTTCATAACAATAGTTAGGCAACCAAATCCTCAAGTTGGTAAAAACCAAGCTGGGTTATTCAATATTCCAGGTAGAAGAACTTATACATATATGAAGGTACCAACATTTGATGGTGGAAGAAGGGGGATTGACTTATACAAAATACCTCAACCAACATCTGTTGATATTACATATGAAGTTAGATTGTTCTGTAATAGAATGAGAGACTTAAATAAGATAAACGTAAAAATACAACACACATTTAATGCTATACAATACTATATTAGTGTAAATGGACACCCAATGCCCCTTATATTAGAAAATATCGGTGATGAAAGTAATATAGATGATTTTGAAAATAGAAGATTTTATGTTCAACCATTTGAAATAAGACTTCAAGGGTATGTGTTGGATGAGGATAAGTTTGAGGTTATTCCAGCAATAAATAGGGCTTTGGTTATGAGTGAGATTACTGATACCCCAATAGTACCAAAATTCACCACAAGTATTAATAAATCCGAAGGTAGTGTATTTCATAATGTAATATTTAAACCACGTTCAGAATCAGACTTTACCTTTGTTTCTGATTTTGATTTAAAATATACAAATATAACTAATATTGAAGGTGCAACAAATATATTATTAAAGGTTAATGGGGTTGAAAAATTAAATGGGTTAACAATTGGTAGTAATATAATTATTAGTGCTGGGGATAGTATATATATTAAGGTAAGTAGAGATTTTTATACTACTGCTAAGTTCACATTAATAGGTAAAATAATATGAGTTGTAAAAATAATACACCAAACGTAAATAAGACATTTATAATTAAACCATCAACATTAACTGGTAGTACTACTCCTGTATTGAGTGCATGTACTAGTATGTACACAAATTTGGTTCAGAGTTGTAGTGGTGATACTACAATAACACTAGGTACTGGTCTTGTAACATTTAATAGTAATATTAACGTTCAATCAATTACAGCAACCACGATTGAAGCCACAACTTATTTCTCTGGTGGGACAAATATTATTGATATAATAAATACTAAGGTTGAAAATGGTTTAAATGTTGGTGGTGGTAATGAAATATTTAGTGGGAAATCTGGTACAACACTCATATTTAGAACAATATCTGGTGGTTCGAATACAACAATAACACAAGTTGGAAATGTGCAAAAAATAGATGTTACCATACCACCAGGAAGCACCAAC